CATAGGCCATGAACCTCTTGGGCGCCTTCGGGTTCCCTCGGATGGGGGGCGGGGCTCCGTTGCCGGGGAGTACCCCGACGAACGTCCCGATCAACCAGCCGAACCCGAACCCGCAACCGGGGGATCTCCCGTGGATTGACCACACGGGTCAGCCTCCCGCGCCTCCGGTGTGGACGGGCGGGATTACCGGGAAGGGACAGGATCCGCGGAATAGTCCCTTGCCACAACTCCCTCCGATGGGTGGCACCACACGTCGTGGGAGTCAGATCCTCGACGCGCAAGGGAACGTGATCGGCCATTACGACGACAACAATCAGCCGGTGTATCACAACGGGCAGGGACCGTCTCCGGTCCTTCCACCAGGGATTAGTCCTGACCGTGGTGTATTCCAGATGCGCCCGATGGGCGTGCCAGGTTCCATGCAGCAGTCGCTGTACGGGAATGGTCTCCTCCGTCCCGCGATGCCTTCCATGAATAACCAGAGCGGCTACTGATGCCCACCGTCCGCGCCATTCTCACTGATGCGCTGCTCGAGATCGGGGTGGGATCTCCGGGGGAGATTCTGTCTGCCGATCTCATGGAGATCGCGCTGCGGTATTTCCAGCGGCAGTTGAATGCGTGGCAGGCGGATGAACTCTCCCTCGCGGTGTCCAACCGGATCACGTTTACGATTCCATCCGGGACGGCCTCGAGCACCATCGGACCCACGGGGGATATCGTCGCGCAGCGGCCAGTCTTTGTGAACCAGATCAACTACATCGTGCCAAGTTCGACGCCTCCGGTCGAAGTGCCGATGGGGCCGATGAGTGACCAGCAGTTCCAGAATCTGAGCATCAAGACGCTGAGTTCGTCACTCCCGACACAGTACTACTACCAGACGAGTATCACCACCGAGAACGGCTCGATTACCTGGTGGCCGGTGGTGACGCAGGATGTGGAGGTGGCGCTCTACCTGCAAGCCGGCGTGACGGAACCGACCACGCTCCAGACGACCATCATTGTTCCTCCGGGGTATACGGATGCGTTCCACTATGATCTGGCGTTTCGCCTCTGTGGCCCGATGGGGTTGCAGGCGCCTCCGACCTTGCAGGAACTGCGGACCCAAGCCCTGATGACCATGAAGCGTCCAAACCTCGATCCGGGGATGTTGGGGGTGGATCAGGCGCTGCTGGGGAGTTCGTCAGGGGCGTATAACGTGCTCACCGACACCACCACTGGCTCGAGTAGCCGATAGGGAGTGCCATGTCTCAGCCTGCGGTGGTCTTTAACCACGCGGAAGCCATCACCAAGAGCGATACGGTCAACCTGACGACCTACGATGCCTCCAAGCGTCTGACCGATGCGGTGTATGTCGGGGGCGCGGGGATTGTCGTCGCGGTGTTTCAGGATGACTCGACCGCGCAGTTTACCGCGGTGGCGGGGGAGATTCTCCCCTTGGCCATCAAGCGGGTGAACTCCACGACGACTTCGGCCACCCTCATGGTTGCGCTGTATCAGGTCTAGCGGACGTGCATGGCGACGGTTGATACGACCCTATCGACCGCGCTGACGGTGCGGTCTACACAAGTCACCCTCGCGGCCTATACCGCGCCTGTGGGGGGGTTCGGCGCACGCATCCTGCTGCTGGTGAATAACGCAGAGACGATGGAGGTGTTGTCCTCCATTGGGCGTACGCTCACCGTGCAACGGGGGTTCAACGGGACCACGGCGCTCGTCCATGCGGCTGGCGTGACCGTCACCTATGGACTCTCGACGGAGATGACCGGGCCATCTGTGGTTGAGGGACCAACGGGACCGCAGGCGGTGATTGACAGCGCCTCGGTGGATTGGACCTTTAGCGGTGGGACGGGGAGTGCTTCAGGATCGGGGAGTTCGATTCTCCATCAGGCCACGGTGATATTGACGAATGCCCAGGTGAAGGCTTTAAAAGCCACGCCGGTGACGTTGGTATCCGGGTCTAGTGGGTTGATCTACTTCTTGCAATCGGCCAGTTTCAATCTCCATGTAGTGACCCCCTATACCAATGCCGGGACTGGGCATGCCGTTGTCTATATCGGCGCGTCTGTCGGGGCGGCCTCGTTTTCCATTGCGACCAGTTCGGCCTTTATCACGGCAACGAGTGATGATATTTACCTGAGTAGCGGCGTGACCTCAGATGATGCGGTCACGAACGTGTCCGGTGTCGGCATTGCGATTGGCAATGACGGCAGCGTCGAGATTGCGGCCGGAGACGCATCGAATACGCTCACCGTCACTGTCACCTATCTCACGCTGAATGCCACCACTGGAGTCTTTGTCTGATGTCCGTCGTCCCGCAGGTCGTCGGTCCTTCCGGGATGACGTATTCGCGCAATGCGAATGCGGAACGCACGATCAACTGGTTTGTTGAATCCCCCGATGGGGGTGGCAAGGGCCGGAACCCGCAAGGCCAACTCGTCCCACGCCCCGGCCTAAGTCCCTTCGCCACGCTCAGTGCCGGCCCTGTGCGGGGGATCTTCTACCAGGACGGCCGGTGCTTTGCCGTAGGAGGCAACAGCCTCGAGGAAGTGTTTGCCTCTGGGCACACGACGGTCCTCGGCACGGTCGGGACGTTCGACCCGCATCCGGTCTCCTTCGCCTCCTCAGGGACGCAGAGTAATCAACTCGCCATCACCGCTTCAGGGCAGCTCTATGTGCTGGATCTGTTGACGAACGTGCTCACGCATGTCACGTCGATCAACTTCATGCAGCCGGTCCAGACGGTGGTCTTTTTCGACAGCGACTTCATCGCGCTCAGAGGCGGGACGCGGCAGATTTACTACTCGGCCCTCTTGGATGCCACGAGTTGGGACCCGATTCAGGTCGAGGAAGTGTCTCTGTTCTCGGATAACCTCGTCCAGATTGCGACGAGCCATGAGACGGTCTGGCTCTTCGGATCACAGCACTCGATTCCCTACATCGATACGGGGGATGCGGACATCCCCTTCCAGCCGGTCTCGGAGACGGTGGTGGAGTGGGGGGTCAGCGCGCAGGATTCCGTCGTCTCGCTTGACAACACCCTCTTTGCCCTGACGGGGAATCAGAACGGGCAAGACCAGGTCATGAAGATTTCCGGCTACAACTTCCAGCGGGTCTCGAGCTACAGCTCGGAAATCTTCTTCAACCGTGCGGAGGGGATGAATCAGTGCATCTGCTGGGCCTATACCGAAGCGGGACACACATTCTATCAGGTCTACGCCCCGAACATGCAGACTTCGTGGACGCTCGATGTCAGTAACGGCCTGTGGTGTGAGCGCTCGCAGTGGAGCACGACCCTCCGGAGGCACTACCCGCATCTGGGGCGGTGCCATGCATTCGGGTTTGCCTCGCATCTGGTCGGAGATCGACAGGGCGGGACGATCTACAAGCAGTCGCTGACGTTTACCACGGACTCCGTGGTGATAGGGACGGGCCTGTGAAGGTAACCGGGCTTCGGGCGAGAAACGTCGCGGCGTTTCAGGCGGAACGCGCTCGTATCGCCAGTGTGGTCGAGGCGATCTGGAAGCGGGATGCCTGGACCTGTCAGGTCTGTCGCCAACCCGTGACAAAAACCGGGGTCACACCGAAGCAGACAGGGTACGTGCAGTTCTCCAATCCGCTCCAGCCGACACTGGAGACGGGGCGGTTGCTCTGCGGGGTGCATTTCTACGGGGCGCGGAACATTCGGGCGCCGAGGCGGCGATGAGTGGGCCGGTTGTTACGATGACCACACTGGAATATTGGACACGCTGGGCGATTGCGGGCGGGATTGCGTTGCTGCTCGCCCGATGGATCCTCGTGCAGCCGATTGTGGAGGCCTGCCGGTAAATGGCGTATTTCGCCACACCCTCCGACTACTTCTCGACCACCACAGGACTCCTGTCGCTGTTGGACGCGAACCGGACGGTCATGGCGTGGGTCCGGAACCGCACGTCTGTCACGGGCGGCCAGTACAACACGATCTATGACGCTGGCGGGGCGTTCCCCATTGACGATAGCGAAGGGGGACTGTTTACCCAATCCGGTAATCACGGAGAGCAATATCAAGAGCGACCGGGCGGATTCTTTGTGGATGTCTCGGCGGGCACTTTTGCTGCCGGGACGTGGTTTCACATCTGTTGGGTGCGTGACGGCGGGACCACGCATCGGTTTCTCTTGAATGGCGTGCTGGCGATTGCCCCCTATACGTTTGACCTCGGAGGGGCGCCAACACCAGCCACGACTGCTGTCGAAGTGATCGGCGCGGATGGGTTCCCCTCCGACGAGACTGGCGATTTCGATGTCCTCTATTTCCGCGCCTGGAATACCACCCTGACGGATGAGGAAGTCGGCGCGGAGATGGTGAGTACCACGGCGGTCCATACCGGATCGCTGTGGCGGGATACCCCGCTCGTGTCGGATGGGTTGGACATCTCCGGGAACGGACGCGATTGGACGACGAACGGAAGCATTACATTCCCCCCGGATACCCCGTTCCCGGATACGACGGATCCCGCCGATGCCATCGATCTGGGCACCATGCCCGTGACCTACTCGGCGTCACTCGGCGCGGATAGCCTGTTCAATCTCTGGTACACGTTCACCACCCCAGGCACGATTAACGTCGCGGGGATTTTCGTCTTTGGCGATCTGGTCAACTATCAGCCGAGTTTCCAGCTCTATACGGGGACGCCTCCGACACTCGCGCTCTACTGGGACGAGACGTTTATCTCGGGCGATCCGAAGAACAAGGCCACCCAGTGCCATGTGGCCCCGAGTACGACCTACTACCTGAAAGTCCTGACCAACTTCCCGGTCACGTATGCGGATGCCGAGATCAGCATCTCGATTATCGTCGGGCCAAATCTCAGTGTGGCCGCGGGGGACATCTTTATCATCGATGATTTCCAGATCAGCCCACCCCACGGAGAATACGTCCATCCCGGCGTGTTTCTCTCGGGCACGACTGGCGCCGTCCTCAACTTCGACAACACCCTTCCCGCCCCGACTGGATTCGCGTCAGGGTTGAGTGGGGACATCCTGCCCAGCGGGGTGATGCTGTTTGAGGATGATCCGAACAACCGCGCCATTTTCTACAATGCCGACTTTACGGTCGGAGCCACGCTCGCCTATACCCCCTCAGTACGTGTGCGGGCCAACCGAGTCGCAGACAAATTCTATGTCGCGAAAGCGGCGGGCGGGAGCACGAATATTCGGGTGGTAAGCAATTCCGGCGCGGAGTTAGCGGCGTATTCCTTTGCCACAGGGGGAAGTGTCGTCTATGCGCTCGCCACGAAGAACGATGAAAGCCTGCTCTACTATGGGTTTTCACTGACGAGCGCGATCAAGACGCGGACGATTCCAGGGATGGTGGCTGGTGCCGATCTCGTGGCCGCGGTGGCGAACTATTTCCTGACCAGCCTGCTGGTGCTCTATGATGGGACGCTCATTGCGCTCTATCTGAAGAATACCGGCCTCGATACCTACGCCGTGCAGTATGACGCTACGGGGGCCACACTCAACACGTATGCCCTTGGTCCCACGATTGCCGGGTATGGGGATCCGGTCTTAGGCTACGACAACACCAGCGGCGTGGCTACGGATGTCAACTTCTGGGTGCTGACGCATCATACGGACAACATCCACCGGCTGCGCCAGATTCGGATTGCGGACGGTTTTGTTCTCCACGACTTTGAGACGCCGGAATATGAAGAAGGCGTGTATTCTGCCACCGCGACTGAGACGCCCACGGCTCGCTTTGGCCCGCCGGGATCCTGCCCCTTTGTGGTCTTGCAGGACGCGAATGCCTTCACCGGAGGGAATGGCGCCATTGAAGTGGTGAAGGTGACGGACCCCACTGGGGATCCGGCCGTGTTTTCGTTTGATGCGTTTGGCGGGTTATCGCCCGTCTCGTTCACCTTGTCGGATGGCCAGACCGAACTCTACAGCGCCGTGACACCTGGTAGTGGCTATGGCATCACCGAAAGTCAACTGACGGGATGGGCCGAGCCAGTCTACGAGGTGAGTAACGACAGCCCGATTGACAACATCACGGTAGATGTTGGGGAACTCGTGATCGTCACCGTCACGAATACCTTCGTGGGTGGGGGTGGTGGCGGTGTGCCTCAAGTCGATCCCATCCGCCGGGAGCGCTGGTTCCCCGTCGTGAGTCAGGAACAACATCGGCTGTTCTTCCACAAGTTGCAGCTCTATTTCGAGTCGGGAACCGGGATCAACGACGGGCAGGGCAGCAATCCGCTGGTGGAGTTGGACTGGTCCGATGATGGGGGGCATACCTGGAGCCACTTACACTTACTTGAGTCAGGCCCGATGGGGCAGTACAAAAGGCGTATCATACAGCGCATGATGGGCCAGTCCAGAGAGCGGATTTACCGCGTGGCGGTGTCCGATCCGGTCCAGTGGTCGTTGATTGACAGCTTCTTCGACATCACCGAGGGGACCAGTTAATGCGCCTCTCTCCGACCACTGGCAAAGGCCTGATGGGCCAAGGGTCCGGGACCATCTCCATTGATGGCGTCGAGCCTCCCTCCCTCACCGGATATGTGGGAGGCGGCTGGGGCTGGCTGGATGACGACACGTGTGGGGGCCAAGCCTTCACGGGAGGTCTCTGGCACCTCAAGCAACTTGTTGTTTCGACGGATACCCTGACCGATCTGGTCGCCACCACCAGTGCCTCTGACTTGGCCCAGCAGTTTCGGGCCGGCAATCTGAACTGGGCGCGGTTCGTCGCAGGAGGGGGGATTCACTCGAGCGCGGGATTGGGCTTGACGCTCCCACTTGCCGCCCTTGGGGACATCGACGCCTCGGGCCGGATGGCGGTGGTCCAGAACTATGCCGCCGATAATGGGATTGTTACCTATGCCGCCAACGGCAGCACGATGGCGACGATTTCGGCCTCCGTGCTGGCCGGGACGCAACGACTCCGAGCGAAAGACGACCTCGTTGCGTATCAGGACGGACAACTGAAGTGGCATTTGCGAGACATCGTGTCCGGGTCGCTCGCCTCATTCGCCCCTCGGACGGATGTGGTCGTGGCCTCGATGGTGCCGGTGAAGATTTCCGGCACCGTCTGGGTGGTGGAAGTCTCTGCGACGGCGATTAGCATCCGGCCGGCGACCTCGAGCACCGGCTACATCCTGAGCACCTCTCCGAACATCTTCTTCCCCGATGCGGTCTCGCTGTCTGCGGGGACGGTGCGGGTCGGCTGGAGCATCACTTCTGGAGAGTCACGGACCAGTCTCCGACTCGCGGATTTTGTCACCACGACGGGCGGATTTACCTCCGGGACCACCGCCAGCGGGTCACTCGTCCTCACCCCAGAGTCCCCGATTACGCCTTCGGCCACCCCAGTAGGGCCGGTAGAAGGCGGGACGCGGACCTCTACCAAGCAACCCCGCTATGCCGGGAAGCGTGACGCGTGGACGGGTGAACATGGACTGGAGATTTACCAGGCGTGGTGGGACACCATTGCCGGCGATGCCGTGGCGCCTGCGGACCTGTCCCAAGCAACAGGCACGGTGGATCCCGCGCATGGCGGGACAGGAGTCACGACCGGCCTGACGGTCCTCCCAGGGCAGAACATCATTGCCGGGTCCACGCCCCTCACCGCGCTCGAAGATGAAACGGAATCGACACTCATCGGTCGAGGCCAAGGCGCCGGGGATGGACCGCCGCAGGAAATCACATTGGGGACTGGGTTGACGATGACCGGCACGGTGCTCTCATCGTCTGGTGGGGGGAGCTGGATTCCACTGGTGGATGGGAGCGAACCGCCGGTCTTTATCACAGACGGCTCCGGGGTCTTGATTTTGGTGGCAGGGCCATAGATGGCGGATTCCACCCTCAATTACTTCGTTGCCTCTGGCACCAATGCCGAACGGTTGGCGTTCACCCCCAGTCCTCCGTCTCCGTCGAATGCCCCGCCACATCCGGGGTATTTCTTCTACGAAACGGATACGGGGAACACCTACTCGTGGGATGGGGCCGCATGGCAACCCGTGGGTGGCAGTGGCGGCGGGATTGATATCTCCGCAGGCACGCAGACCGCCACCTCCGGGACCGTCATCTTCAGCAACGGGAACGGCGTGTCCTTCGGGATGGCCGGATCTGCGACGGTCACGGCGACGGTCAAGACCGCCTATGCCGGCCTGAACTCTGCGATTACGGGCGGGTCTCTCACGGTCAACAGCTCGGGGATTTCGATCAACCTCCCCGCGTATCTCACGACCGCGATGGCGTCGAATCGCGGCACCGATTTCGTCCAAGCCACGGCAGGATTCCACGGGACGAATGCGTCAGGCACCATCGCCAGCGATGGCGTGTCCGTCTCGGTCGCGGCACCAGGGGCAGGAGCCAGCATCAACTTCTCCGCGGGGACGACCAGTAACAATCTCAGTCAGGTCTCCTTCAAGAACACCAACGGGGTCAGCTTCGGACTCGACGCGGGCACGATCACCGCCACCGTCCAGACGAACTACCTGACCACGGCGATGGCGTCCAACCGTGGGACAGACTTCGTGCAGGCCACCGCGGCCTTCGCGGGGACCAATGCCTCGGGGACGATTGCGAGCAACGGGATTTCGGTGTCCGTGGCGGCGCCAGGAGCCGGGGCCAGTGTCAACTTCTCGGCCGGCACCACGAGTAACAACCTGAGTCAGGTCTCGTTCAAGAACACGAACGGTGTGAGTTTTGGCCTCGATGCCGGAACCATCACCGCGACGGTCAAGACGGACTATCAGACTTCCGGGGCGTATCTCACCACCGCCGCGCTCTCTGGTGATACCAGCAAGTATGTCCAGGCCTGGGAGATTACCGGGAACACTGCCGGGACGACTTCCTCTGCCCAAGGGACCAAGCTCTATTTCTCCGGGGGAGCCAACGTTACCCTCTCCGGGAACAGCAACACCATCGTGGTGAGTGCCGCGGCGGGCGGTGGGGGCGGTAGTGTCAATTTCTCGGCTGGCACGACGAGTAACAACCTCGGATCTGTGGTGTTCTCCAACTCCAATGCCGTGAACTTCGGCCTGAGCGGGAGCACCATTACCGCCTCCGTCACCTACGTCACGACGAGCTATGCGACCGCAGGGAGTGCGACGAATGTCTATGGGGTCGATTCCGCGAACTCCACCGGCACGGTGACGCGGTGGGCGCTCGAGGATCATCGCCACGCCGGCATTGCGGCAGTCGGGATCTCGACGGCGGGGAACTCCTCTGGCACCTCGGGAAGCGTGCAGGGCACCTACTGGCTGCAGGGCGGGAGCAACATCACTGTTAGCCAGATCACCTCGAACAACGGGAGTCACACCGCGATCATTTCTGCCAACCCAGTAGGGTATCTCGGCTGGCTGGAACCCTATCCGTTGCAGACGGCCACACAAAGTTTTGCGCCCGGTGCGGGGACATGGTATCTCGCCCCATTTACCGCGTTTGGCTCGATGAGCGGAGGGCGCATCAACTTCCTCGCGCAGAATACCGGCACCGCGAACCTCTTCCTCGACATCGGTGAAACTGCCTATGTCTCCAGTAGCACGGGTGGGATCCAGCAGTCCTATACCTACCAGTTCAACGTCGCGCTGTTCTCACAGGGGACGGGTGCCAACAGCACGCGGCTGGAAAGCAACTGGAGCAATAGCTTCTCCTTCGGGTGGTCGAAGTCGCTCTCCATCTCCACGAACGCCGCGACGAATATTGCGGTGTCGCTCGCGCACAGCGTCTCCTACATCTCAGAGATCGGGAGTAATGGCGCCTATACCAACGTCCAGTATGCCAATGCCGGCTCGAGTACGATTGCGAACTCCTCGGGCAACTCCACGCTCCTCTCGACGGTCTTTAGCAGCGGGCGGAACCTGTTGAGTGGATCGATTGTGCTGCCGGTGGGCTTGACGACCACGCTGACCGCGGGGAACTACTGGCTCGGGTATGCCTGGTCCTCGACACGGGCACGCGCCTCGACGGGCAACCTGACGACCGGATCCGATTTCAGCTTCGGGGGCGTGGTCGGGATGTCCAGATTGGCTGTGGATAGCCTATATCGGAACTTCGGGAGTACGGCCTCGACAGCGCGGTCGCAGTTGATTCCGTATGGCCTCTATACCGCCGCGGCGAACATGACCCCGCCTACGAACATCGCGCTGAGTAGCGATCTCTCCTCGCTGGCGTCTCAGTTTGTGCCGTACTTTAACTTCCAGATACGCGGGTTGACGAAGTAATGGCGCTGCAACCAACACAACTCCTGCTGACGGCCACGCCTGACTGGGGTGGATCAACCGGATCAACCGCCAATGCGGCCGGGGAGAGTTATGGCATTGTGGGAATGGTCCGCATTGCTGGGAATGCGACCAATAAAGTGCTCTCAGCGGCTGGGAATGGGAAGATCCTGTGGAATGCCCAGGCAGTCACGTTCGCCACGGCCGGGACGACGTTCCGTGTCGGGATTCAGGATGTTGATCTCGCCACAGGGCTGGAAGATGGCACTTTCGATGTCTACAAGGAATACATCCAAGGGACGGACACCATTACGGCGAATGCCTATAACATTGCCACGATGAGCACAGGGACCAAAACACTCTCCGATGGGGATCTGATTGCGATTGTCGCGGAGATGCCCGTCCGGAATGGTGCGGATTCCGTCTTGATTACCGGGAGCTTACCAGGGATCGTCACGAATGATTCAGTTACCGGGTTTCCGTATGGGACGGTGGATGTCGCGGCACTCGCCAAAACCACCAGCTCGATGCTTTATGCCCTGATCCAATTCGATGATGGCACTGTTGGATATATTCTTGGCGCGACAATCATTGCGAAATCACAAGCCTCTATTACCTATAATTCCGGCTCCGTCCCTGACGAGTATTGCGCCACGTTCGCACCAACGTTCAAGATGCAGATTTCAGGCATCAGTGTGCAGGCCTCCGGGATCGCGACAGCGGACTCCTATGAAGTCATCCTCTATACGGATCCCTATGGTACGCCGTCGGCCACGATCACCCTGACCCCTGATCAGGATGTGCAGGGAGGAGCCGCTGGGTCCAATGGTGTGATGATCTATCACATCACGCCAACGATATTGACCGTAGGCACGACATACGGGGTTGCGCTGCGCCCGACCACGGTGAATAGCGTGAACATCCATTATATTGATATCGCCTTAAGCGGGGCTGCGGACATCATGCGGGCAGTCCTCCCGCTCCCGCAGGCGAAACTCTCGAGTCGTACCAATCAAACGGGCGCATTTTCTGTGGTGAGTAACAACTATTTTCCCGTGGTGGTGCTGGATGTCTGCGGGTTGGATGATGGCAGCGGGGCAGGAGCGGGCTATGTCCCGGTGGTCTAAATGGCACTGATTATTCAAGACTTTGCCGGGGTTCACAACTCGGACCTCAAGACGACCTCGGCGCGGTTGCTGAAGGGCGGGTCATGGAAGAAGCAGCGGATCATCTCCGTGATTCCTGCGGGGCCGTCGATTCCGTCGAAGGTGTATCTGTCGCACCTGAATCTGGGCTATCCGCCGAATAACGGTGTGGTGAAGATGCTGGCGGAAGGCATGGAAGTCGGAGATGCCTATACCACCGCGATTGAGAACATCCTGAGCCATCCGGACCTCTCGACGTGGGAGTATCTGCTGACCATCGAGCACGACAACATGCCCCCGTCCGATGGGGTGGTGCGGTTAGTCGAGCGGATGGAGCAGCACCCGGAGTTCTCGTGCATTGGCGGGTTGTACTTCACGAAGGGCCAGGAAGGCGTAGCTCAAATATGGGGTGACCCGAAGGATCCCGTGGTGAACTTCCGTCCGCTGCCTCCCGATCCGAATGGTGGGTTGGTGGAATGCTGCGGGACGGGGATGGGATTCAACCTCTGGCGGCTCTCGATGTTCAAGGATCCCAAGTTGCGACGGCCGTGGTTTAAGACGCTCTCTGGGAAAGATGGGTTTGCCACGCAGGATCTCTATGCCTGGGGCGACTTCCGGAAGCATGGGTATCGGTGCGCGATTGACTGTTCGGTGAAGGTCGGGCACTTCGATGCCGCGACCGAAACGGTGTGGTGATGCGAACAACATATATCGGGCATAAGTTTGTCGCGCCAGCAGGGAACCAGATTTGGCACGGTGTCAGGATGATCGTGCTTGATGAGTCTGGGAACGTCCCCGGATTCAAGTGGGCCATCTGGCACATCTGCTGCCGCACGGGGTGGCGTTCGTTGTGGAACGATTGAGGTTGATGATGGGACGTGCGAGTGCGAAGAAACTGAAGCCGGTGCTAACCCCGGTTCTCAAGCTGGATCTGGGATGCGGTCCCCACAAGCGGGAGGGCTTCACCGGGGTGGACCGGCATGCCTTTGAAGGCGTGGATCAGGTCGCAGACCTCACCAAGCCGTGGCCGTGGAAAGACGGGTCCGTCGTCGAGGCGCACTGCTCGCACTTCCTCGAGCACCTGACCGCGGCACAGCGGGTGTTCTTCTGCAATGAACTGTATCGCGTGCTGCATCCGGGCGGGGTCTGCCAGATCGTCGTCCCCCATTGGGCGAGCTGCCGGGCGTATGGGGATCCGACACATCAGTGGCCCCCAGTGAGCGAGTTCTGGTTCTACTATCTCAACCGGGAATGGCGGATGGCGAACGCTCCCCATGCCGATGCGAGCATCTGGGCGCAGGGCTTTAGCTGCAACCTCGAGGCGACGTGGGGGTACTCACTACGTCCGGACATCACGGTCAGGAACCAGGAGTACCAGCAGTTCGCGATTGGGAACTACAAGGAAGTGGTGACGGACATGATCGCCACGCTGAAGAAGGTATGAAAGTCCGCGAACTCCATCCCAGCGAGTGGGGCCGTCTCAGTGAAACTGAGTTGGGGCCGCTGATTGACGCGATGCCGCTCGAGCACACGATGGTCCTAGTCGTAGAAGATGACGCCGGGGAGATCGTCGGGTGCTGGGGGTGCTATTCCATCCTCCATGTCGAGGGCCTCTGGATTCGGGACGATCATCGCTTGAAGGGGTCCGTGGGTCGGAGACTCTGGACAGCGATGCGAGCGTTTCTGACCGCCAAAGGGGCGGGAGGAGCCGTGACCGCCTCGATGAGTGACGATGTGACCTATATGCTCGAGCGGGCCGGCGCACGGAAACTGCCGGGAGAACATTTCTATCTGCCGGTGCGAGCCTCGCACCTGACACACTGAGGACGATATGCCAGCAGCCGTCGTCGGCGGAATCATCGCAGGAGCCGGAGCCGTGGGAGCTGCGGCGATCCAGTCCCATGCCGCTGGGAAGGCGGCCGACCAGCAAGTGGCGGCTGGGGACAAAGCCCTCGCACTGCAAAAGGACATCTACAACCAGCAACAGGTGAATGAGGCGCCCTTCCGGAATACCGGGGCGTCAGCCATCACGACGCTGGGTGGGTTGCTCGGACTGCCGCAAGGCGGTGGTGGCGGATCGATGGGCCAATTGCCGACGAATACATTGGGGTCCACCTTCGATCCCGCGGTGACACCGGGGCAGGCCAACTTTGCCAACTATTCTCCGACTGGCGGCTATGTTGGGAAGAATGTCCCCATGTCTGAGCAGATGTCCAACCGGAATGTGAATCTGGACGCGAGCGGGTATACCGCGCAGCAACACGGGGCCTCGCCTCCTTCGATGACCATGATTCGGATGCAAGCCCCGACGGGTGAAATTGAAACAGTTCCCGCCGATCAGGTGAGCCATTATCAGCAGCAGGGCGCGAAAGTGCTCGGGAGTGCGTAAATGTCTTGGTTTGATACGAACGCCCCTTCCGCGAATGGTGAACCCATCAAGGTGGGTGGTCCCGCGAACGCGGTCGATCCCACCAATCCGAACGCGCAGTTGGCGGGTGCGGCACCGCAAGGTGGTACCGACTACAAATCGCAGTTCATGGCCATCATGGGTGGCCTGCCTGCGACTCCGGAGAACCTCGCCTCCAAGGAGAAGGAACTCCAAGCGGCCGGGTTCCGCGTGGTCCGGTCAGGCGATGGCACCGCAGGGAAGGTGGCGGTACCTGGTGGGCAGATCTTCGATGTCATTCAAGGCGCCCATGCGGGTGGCGGCGGATCATGGCAGTGGCTCGGCGGGGATGGTGGTGGCGGTGGCGGGCTGGGCAACTTCCAAGTCGGCAGTTTCACTGGAGGGGGGCAGTATCCGCTGGCTTCAGTGATGGGGAGTGGTCTGGCGGCCCCGTGGACGACCCCGTTCAATGCGCCTGATCCGAACTCGGTCACGAATGATAAAGCCCTCCAGTGGCAGATGGGGCGCGGCATGGATGCCATCCAGCGATCCGCGGCGAGTAAGGGCACGCTGCTGACCGGAGGCGTGCTGAAGTCGCTGGACACCTTCGGGCAGGGGCTGGCTAGTACCTACTATGGGGATGTCTACAATCGCGCATTGGGGGAGTACAAGATGGCGCATGACATCTTTACGGGGAACCAAGACAGCCTCTATAACAAGCTCTTCGGAGTCGCTGGTCTGGGCCAGAACGCGGCTGCCCAGATGGGGAACAACGCGGGCGCCTATGGACAGGGCGCGAGTAACACGCTGCTCGGACAGGGCAATGCCGCAGCGGCGGGCACTGCTGCCGGGGGCGCAGCGTTTGGCAACGCGGTGCAGAATGTCGGGAACATCGCGGCCTCGAGTTACCAGCAGACGCATCAGCCGCAGTTCCAGCCCTATCAGGGTGGCTATTACCCCCAGTATGGTGATCCTGAGTTTGTGCAAGGCACCGGCAATCCGAGTAACGGCTAATGCCCCTTGATGATTCGATCCCGTTCCGTGCGCTTGCGGGGATGCCGCGAGCGGAGACGTACGACCCGCTGGCGGTGCAGGAGCAGATTAACCGCAATCAGGTGCTGCAAGGCGCGGCCCAGAAAGCCCAACGGGATGCACAGGCGCAGCAACGATTGCAGCAACTCGCGCAGCAGTATGGGGACGATCCCGATGAACTAGTGAAGCAACTCGGCACGGTCGATCCGATGATGGCGCAAAAATTGGGCGAGCAGATCGGGCAGGCGCGATATGCCGGAGCGCAGGCGCATCTCGAGCAGACGAAATCCGCTGAAGCCGAGATCGATTCCTGGCAGCGTCTCTTGCAGGCCACGGATGAGAAAACGTGGCCTGGTGTTCGGAATGCGGCCGTGGCGAAGATGCCGCAACTCGGCCCGGTCCTGCCTGCCGAATACAGCGAGCAGGCGAAGCAGCAGGCGCTCGCGCTGGGGATGTCCGCGAAGGACTGGGCAAAATCGCAGTCCGAAGCTTCCCAGCTCTATCTGGATGGGAAACACGATCTCTCAGCGGCTCGGCTTTATGCTGCGGCGACCACTCCACAGCAACGAGCGATTGCAGATGACTTGGTGAAGCAGGCCGGACTGGGAAAGTTTGCCCAGATGTTCCCCGATGCCCCTACCGCCCAGCAATATCTTGAGGCGCAACAGAAAGCCGATCCTGAGAAGGCGGCAAAGGTGGGCACGTTTGAGGATTACGTGGTCCGCACATATGGTCAGAACCCCACCCCGGCGCAGATCCTCGCAGCGCGGAAAGCCTATGGGCAGGCGGATGACCGGCCTCGGGTGTCTGTATCGGTGGCTGGTCCCGGTCAGCAGTCGGATGTGAATGAAACTGTGGCCGGGATGAAGGATGGGTCACTGCCTCCGGTCCTCCCCGGACGAGCCACGAAGGAATACAACGCCATCATGGCCGAATCCCACCGGCAGGGATTCGACCTCGCTAAAGCCGCACAGGACTGGCAGGCCACCTCCAAGTATCTCGGCACGCTGAACGGGCAGCAGCAGACACGACTCCGACAGGCGGTCAAACAGGTGCAGGAGTCAGTGCCGCTTGTGCGGGCGCTCGTCAAGGAATGGGACTCTGCCGGGATTCCCGTGCTGAGCGCGGCCAACCTGCGGGCGGCGAAAGCGGGCACGTATGGGAACAAGGCGCAGAGTCTAGCCCTTCGCCTCGATGCGCAGATTGCCGACATGACCAGCGAACTCGGCACGGTCTATAAGGGCGGTAACTCAAGCACGGATGAATCGTTGAAGCTGGCGGCGAAGAACCTCGGCGCCGATTGGTCGAAGCAGGCGGCGATAGATGCGCTGGATCAGATCGAGAAGAACATCACCTATCGCAAGAACTCCATGAAGCTCGGGCCGGTGACGGACCAGCGCGGCCCGAATCCGTATGCGCCAGATCTTGGGGCAGACACGCCACAGCGCAAGCCCATTCCTGGGATTCCTGGTGGTGAAGCCGAACTCCGTAATGGCCGCTGGATCCGAGTGAAATAATGCCTGACCCGCAGCCGCCTGTTGGCGCCGATGTCACCGACCTGATGCCGAAGGTCGGGGAAGATGTCACCTCCTTGATGGGGGGGAGTGAGCCAGAGAAGGCGACACCGCAGGACAACTCCATGCTTGGGGCTGTAGGGCGCGGTCTGTCCTCCTTCTGGGAACAAGTCAACCCAATCACCGCGATTTCAGGGGCCGCCTCTGCGATTCGGCACCCTATTGACACCGCCGAGAACATCGGCGCAGCGCATAAAGCCCTCTACGACAAGGCCGCTGAAGCGTTCAAGAAAGGCGACTACGAATCTGGTGCGGTGCATGGCCTGAATATGCTCATTCCGCTGCTGGGGCCTCAGATTGATGCTCTCGCAGAACGCGGAGCTGCGGGTGACTATGCCGGCATGATT